CACGCCTTGCGGCGCTGGAACCTAAATCCAGTGCGTCTACCAGTTCCGCCACATCCGCGTTCCGAAGCGGTGCTTAGCGGATAAGGCGGCGCGCGCCAACCTGATCCGTCCGCCAGCCGTTGAACGGGTGCAGACCATTAGGCACGCCCCCTGGGCTCGCTTGCGTGGGCCGGCGGATCAACGTTGGCCGCTCGCGACTCGTCGATTGGGCCGCGCTGCGCGAGGTAGGCGAGGATGGCCAGCTCGACCGCCTGGCCGACACGCTGAGCCGCCTCATAGGCGTCGTGGCCATCGAGGATCACAGGGGGCAGGGGCGCCTCGCCGCCACCGACCAGGTCGCCGTGGTCGTCTCGGATCCAGAAGCCGGCGGTCAGGGGCCTCACCTGAGGCGCTCCAGATCTTGTGGCGTGAAGCCGCCGTGTCCGGCGTCGCGATGATCCCAGAGGTGGACGTCGAGTGGGATCAGCAGCGACGGCTCGCGGCCGGGATATTCGACCGTCGCGAACAACTGCCCATCAAGGGCGAACACGGTGCAGGCCGGCAGCGGCGCCAGGCCCTTGGCGTAGCGCATCATGATAACGCCCTTGATCGCCGCCGGCGGCGCCGCCGCGGCCAGGGCCAATTCGATCGGCACCTGCCAGCGATGCGACGCCTGGCCGTTGCGCAGGGCGGGGGAGGCGACGATGGCGCGGTACTGGGTCATGACCAACCCAGGCGATGGCAGATGGCGCCGTGGTCGATCGGTGGACCCAATCGCGAGAAGATGTCCTCGGGCGGGTCCCAATTGTAAATCTCTTGCCGACCCACCAAAGGGATCGGCTCTAACAGCGGTCGGATATTCTCGAAGCGCCACGCGACGCGTCCGGGGGTGAAGTTGCCGGCGGTCAGGTTGCCTCTGGTCGCCGATTTGGCTGCTTCCGCAGCGGGTCGCACGTTGACCAAATCTGCGATGGCGACGACCGCGCCGCGCGGCAAAGCGGTCAGCCAGTCGATCCCCAGCGCCGACGCGCACAGCCGATCCGGCGCGCCGGCTAGATCCAGCGTCTTTGCCGCATGGACGGCCATCGGGCCGCGATAATTGGTGGACCAGTGTCGGGTCTCGTCGATCTTGACCCCGCGCGCCATCAAGGACGCCCACGGCTGCCACAGCGACAGAGCCTTTATCGTTCGGGTAGTCTGGAACAGATCGCTCAACACTTTCACCGCGCTCAAAGACATGAGTGGAAGGAGGGGCTGCCCGGCGGTGCGAGACCGAAGGATACGAGTCCGCCGGGCAGCCCCTCTGGCTCAGCCGGAGCCGTAGCCGTAGCCGGAGCCGGAGCCGGAGCCGTAGCCGGAGCCGGAGCCGTAGCCGGAGCCGGAGTCGTAGCCGGAGCCGGAGCCGGAGCCGGAGCCGTCGCCGGAGCCGTAGCCGGAGCCGTCGCCGGAGCCGGAGCCGTAGCCGGAGCCGGCGCCGGAGCCGTCGCCGTAGCCGGAGCCGGAGCCGGAGCCGTAGCCGGAGCCGTCGCCGGAGCCGGAGCCGTAGCCGGAGCCGTAGCCGTAGCCGTCGCCGTCTCCGGCTACGCCGCCCATTTGGCCGACTCGATGCTGGCGACCGCCTCGGCGGTGCAATCGATGATCTCGATCGCCTCCGTCAGGGTGATCGAGACGGGCGCGGCCACACGGGATTTTTGGGCGTCCAGCCCGGCCGTGGCGACCTCGCTGAGGGTCCAAGCGCCATACCAGCGCCAGAGGCGGCGGGAGCCCTGCAGGTCCACCTCTTTGCCGTCGCGACGGGCCAGATAGCCGAAGTGCGCGCCGGCGCTGTAGGTGCGCACGATCACCGGCTTGCCGGTGGGTTCGGTTGGTTCAGTCATGCTCGTGTCCTCCTGGGGTTGAGCGGGGTGAAGGGTGTGAAGCGGTCATCAACTGACCGCCCCGGTGTGCTCGCGTCCGCATTCGCAGACGCCTGGGCGTCGTCCACACTTTGGACAGGCGCCCTGCGGCAGGGGGTGAAGCGCGGAGGGCGATTGCGCGCCGGCGTCGGTTGTCGTCCCTTCGTCGATCAGGGAGTCGATGATCCGCAATGCCTGGGCAGAGCCCGGTGATCCCGCATGGCCTTGGATGAAGGTTTTGAGAGTCTGTAAGCGACGGTCGATGGACATCAGGTCAGTCCTTTCAGGTCGCGAATGATGGGTGCGATGTCCCAGTTGCCTTGGGCTTCGACGATGAGGTTGTTCTTGCGAAGGGCTTTCCAGCCGCTGCGGGTGTAGCCGGCGTTGTGCGAGAGGCCGATCTGTTCGTCGGCCTGGAGTTGGGTCTGCGGGCCGACCACCCACAGGTGTTGCAGGATCCGCGCGGCCGCGCCGCCAAGCTTGGTCGACCAGGCCTGGACGATATCGACGGGGTCGAGCAGCGTCTCGCGGCGGGTAGGGTCCGCCAGGACGACGCCGAAGTCCGGCTTGTCGCCGACCACGCCGTGAGCCTTCAGCTCATTCATCGCCGCGCGGGTGTAGCCGGCGTTGGGCGACATGCCGGCGAGGAGGCAGACGTCTGTCCACGACATGCGCACTGCGGGCGCGCCGGCGAGGGCGGACAGCAGGCGTTGGGCCCCGGCTCCCACCTCTCCCACTGTCACGGTCGCCCTGGGAGATGGCGGCCGGCGGGGCGCGCGTGCGGGCGCGACCTCGGCCGCGGTCGTGGGCCCTTGGTCGGCATGGCCTACCGCCTCGTTCAGCAGATCCTGCAGTGTCGAAAACACGCTTGTCCGGAGCGCCTGTAGCGCCTCGTCGACATGATGGATCGCCAGCTGCAGGCCGCGATCATGGCCGCGCCGGAATCCGGCATCGTCGCCCTCCGCGCGGCCTTCAGCCCGCGCGGTCGCCAGGGCGTCCGGCCCAGGCAGGTTCGGGCGCGGCGCCCGATCTAACTTGTCGTCGACAACACGTTGATCTGCGCTCAACGCCATACGCAGCGCCTCGACGTCGCCGGCGGCGAGCTTGCCGATCGGCGCGCGGACCTCGCCGTGCTGAGGCGTGGCGCTGGTGTCCAGGGTCTGAATCGGCGGGAACTTCACGCGCTTTAATAGCGACAGGTCAGGCGCCCAGATGTAGCCTTCGCCTACGGGCAGAGAGGCCAGTTCCGCGACGATGGCTTTCGTGTCAGCCGCGTCTGCATTGCCCTGGATCCAGGCCTCGGCAGCCGCGCGGTCCTGGGGGCTGCGGATCCGCATCATGATCAATGTCGACGTCTGGGTCAGAACGTCTTTGTGCAGCTTGGCGGGCCGCTGGGTGATCGACCACAGACGGAAGCCCCGGGCCCGGCCGCGGCGGGCGATTTGATCGACCTCGTGCAACAGCCGGGTGGCGTCGCCCATAGGCTGTTGGGGGGCGAAGACATCAGCCTCCTCAAGCACCAACCACAGGGGGTCGCGATTGAGCCGATAGAGGCCCGCAAGGAAAGCGGTGGAGAAGCGGATCATCTCGCCGCGCCGCAACTCGGACACATCGACCACCACCGACCAGGCGCCGGCCGCCACCGCCGCGGCCAAGCGCTCGCCCTGGTCCGGATCCAATGGCAAGTCGGCATTGGGTCCTCCCACCACCACCACCGGGTAGCCGGGCTTGCCGTTGGCGCGGGCTTTGAGCCCCCACCAGCTGTTCAACGGATCCATGACCACCACCCGGCGGGACGTGGCCAGCAGGCGTTCGACCAGGCCGCGATTTGCGTAGGTCTTCCCCGCACCCTTCTGGGCAATAGTGGCGATGTCGGCGTCGAGCGCCGCGTCAGGCAGGACAGGATTCTTCATGGCTCCGAATTCGCCAAGGCGCCGGCCCCGGCTTCGCAGGCGTCCGCGCGGAGTCGACAGTCGGCGGCGCTGGCTTGGTGGCAGGCCACCGCACTGAGCCGATGGGCGTGCAGCGTTTGATGCGCCCGCACGGCGTCAGCCCCGCGCTGGGCGGCGGATGCCTGGGCGTCGTGGGCGACGGCCGAGGCGCGCCATTCAGCGGCCATTGCGGTCAACAGAGCGGCGGGTGAGGGATCAACCACGGCCATCACCCTCATCGATCTGGTGGCCCGCGGGGATTTCGTGGCCCGGGCGGATTATGTGGCCGGGGTGGACCGTCCCACCGCTCTCGCCGGGTTGGTTGGCCAGGCGCGCGAGGGTATCGATGGCGTCCGTGGCTATCGCCAGGGCGCAGCCGACGGTGTGGAAATAGGCGGTGCGCTCGAGGGCGTGCTTGGCCGCTTGCAGATGCTGCGTCTCCCAGGACTTGCCCGCGCCGATCTCCGGAGTGTTGGCGGCATGGGTGAAGCGTTCGGCGGCAAAGGCCTGGACGCGGGCATGTTCGTGCTGCTCGGCCGCCAGCTGGCGCAGCAGCACGGCCGGGGCGACGGGGTGGTGGTCGCGCATGGCGGCAAGGCGCACGGGGTCGCCGCGACCGAAGTCCCACACCCGGCGGCGGTGCTCGTATTCGAGCTGGCGCCGCTGCGCCTCGGAGAGGTGGTCATCGCCGGGCGCCTTGCGGTGCGGCCAGGCCTCCATGCGATCGGCCTGCTTCAGCGCCGATTCCAGCGTCGCGGGGGGCACGCCGGCCATGGCCGACAGGGTGACCCAGGCGCGCACGGCGTCGCCGGCGCTGGGATCCTGGGCGCGCAGGATGAAGATCGGCTCGTCGTCCTGGATGGCGCTGTGCTTGACCAGGACGTTGTAGTCGGCGCGGCCGGTTTCCATGGGTCAGGTCTCCTGTCCGCTATCGGGGCGGGCCTCGGCGCGGACGCCTAGAGAGGCGAGGCGCAACAATTCGGCGACCAGGTCGGTGGCGCTATCGTTGAGCAGGACAACGCCGCCGCCGCGAATGCGCAGGGTCATGGCCAGGTCGTCGTGCAGCCGGCGAAGGAAGATCAGATCGACCTGATCAACGCGCTCCAGGTTCTCGTCGTGCGACCGCATCATGCGGCATCCCTACGGGCGGGTTTCCACAAGGGGCTGACCACGATGCGGTGATGGCCCGGGCAATAGGGGCCGTCGTCGCCCTCGCGCACGGCGCCGCAGAACAGCTGCGCGGCGCCGGTTTTGGTCCCGACCGGGAATTTGCAACTGGCGGCGACGAGGTCGATCAGGGTCACGGCCGTCTGCGGTGTCGGCCACAATTTGCCGACACCGGCGCGGCCGATCTGTTCGATCCTCGGCGCGGCGTCAGCAGCCTCGATCGCCGGTTCGCGCGCCGCAACCCCGGCCGACCTCGGCTTGGGCATCGGCCGGGGCGTGGCTGTGGCTGTGGTTGTGGGTGGCGGGCGCGGCCTTCTACCGGCCGCGGCGCTAGCCTTGGGCGCGTAAGGTTTGTCGCGCGCGTCGCCGGCCATACCAAGGCGGTGGAGCCTGCCGATGACGGCGTTGCGGCTGCGGCCAGAGAGACGGCGCGCGATCTCATTGGCGCTGTGGCCGGTTTTCCAGAGCTCGGCGATCAGGGCGTCATCGGCCGGGACCCAGCGGTTTTTCGTGACCGGGATCATCCTTGCGACCTCGCGATGGCCCACAGGATCAGCACCATCACCAAAAGCAGGTTGGCGGCGTAGGCGGTGATGCGGCCAAGGCGCGCCACGCGCTGTCGCCACCCTGGCTTGAAATAGATGATCATGCCGCCCTCACGTCGGGCTGGGTCTCAACGACGTGGGTCTCGGCGGCGTGGGCCTCGCCCGCTTCGAAGCGGGCTGCGTGACGGGCCAGTGTGCGCAGGCGACCGAGAACACTGTTGGGCTGACGCGAGGGCTCCAGGCGCTTGCCGATCTGCAAAGGGTTCAGGCCCTGAGCCTCGAGGGCGAGCAATTGCGCGTCGTCATGATAGGTGTAGCGGGCGACCAGGTGGCCATTGCGCAGGCAGGAGACCGGGACGAGCAGCGGCTGTGGCGGCCGATAAACGCGGCCTGGCTTGTCCACGCCCATGGCCAGAAGCGCCCAGCCGACGGACCCCTCGCTGCAGCCGATTTTCCGGGCAATGCGGACGATCGTCCAGCCGTGCTCCTCGCGCAGGTACGCGATCTCGTCGCGCTGCGCGGCCGTCAGGTTCGGGCGCCGGCTCATTCGCCTGGCTCCTTGACCGCGCGGATCCCGGCGGCGACGCCGATGAACACCAGGACGGCGATCGGCAGGGACACGGCGGGGCCGTAGAGGGCGGCGGCGAGACCCCCGGCGACACCGAGGCAGATTGCGGCGGTCAAACCCATCATGACAGGCTCCTGAGGTGAAAGTCGGCGCGGACGCCAGGGGAAGGGATCACGCCGCGCCTCCGGCGATGACGAAGACGATGCCGCCGAAGACGACGCCGCACAGGGCGGCCGCCGTCACAATGCGCAGCCGGCACATGGCCAGCATCAGGCCGAGGGCGCGGATTGCCGGGCCATCGGGCGGTGGCGCATAGGCGTAAGACTGGGGCGCGTAAGGCTGTGGCGCGTAGGGGTGGGGCCGGACCTGGTGCGCGGCCGGTTGGACGGCGACCGCGCGGGCCTGAAGGCCGGTGTACGCCCGGGCGGCGGCGCGGCGGGCGGCGAGGGCGTCCGCCGCATAGAGGGGGATGACCTCACCCATGGGCCGTCTCATCGAGATAGACGGCGGCGTGGTGGTTGTCCTCCAGGTCGAGGTCGAGACAGTCGCCCTGGATGACGGTGACCTTGTCGATCAGCCGGGCGCCCTGGAAAACGTGCACGACCGCCGGTCCGGTGCTGTCGCGCCAGACATCGATGGAAAGCCGGACGCTCATCGGGACACACCGACAGAGTCAATGCGATCCAAGTCTGCCTGGGTGACGAGGGGATTAGGAAGTTGGTTCGCTGGGAATGTGTGCCAGCAGCGCCAACGGTCCCCAGGGGCCGGGCCCACGGCGTAGTAAAAACTCGCGCCGACAGCCCCGCCTGACATGCGCAGGAACTCGCATTGGTGAGCCGGCAAAAGACGCAAGTCAGGGCCGTCCGGCAGGTGTGGCAGGAGGGTCGCGAAGAAATCTTCGCGCTCGTGATCGGCCCCCATCACAGCTCGCCGATCGCCGACAGGTAGAGGTCGATCAGGGCCTCTTCCTCGAGGCGTCGCGCCTTGTCCTGTTTGCGCAGGCGGACGATCTTGCGCAGAACCTTGACGTCGTAGCCGTTGCCCTTGGCCTCGGCGTAGACCTCCTTCAGGTCGATCACGACCGCGGCCTTGTCCTCCTCGAGGCGCTCGATGCGCTCGATGACGGACCGCAGCTGGGCCCCGCTCGCAGAGAAAGAGGGGTTGGCGGCGTTAAGAACGTCGAGGGTGGAAGTGTCGTCGGCCATGGGGGCGCTCCGTTAAGGGCGCCCACCCGGGGCAGTGCTAGGTGCGTGCAATTCCCCCGCGACATCGCGGTGCGCCCCGGCCCGGGTGGGCAGGGGTGTAAGTTGCGAAAACCGCAAGTCTCCGTCAAGGGGAAAGTTGTGATAAAAGAAACTATGTGGCGGCGCGCTTCGTAAACTTGAACGGCCGGGCAACTGCCAGGCTAACGCCGAACTCTCCGAAACCCAAGGTTCGCCGGCCGTCTGTCCACCCGCCGTTGATGAGGGCGGGGCATGCAACGGCAGCGCCTTGGGCTCCTGCTCGCGTCAAGGCTCGCGAATAGATTCCAGCATCGCTGCGCCCTAAATATCCAACCTTGATGCCGTCGATCAGGACGGCGATGGCCAGGGGATCGTGAGGGTTGTCTGGTTCGGGGGTCAATATCGCGGTGCAGTGATGAACAACGCCGCCACGTCTGTGCGGGACGATTTTGTTGATCTCGTCCTGATAGTGCGACTCGCCGCCGATCCACTGCTCATAGGACTCATGCAGCCCTATGGCGAAGGCGCCGCCAGACTTGTCAGTCCATTGCTTCGGCCGCGGCGTGCGAAAAGCTGGGAGTCGGCCATCCTGCTGGGCCAATTCCTTTGTCGATCGGGCCCGGCTTTGCTGCGCGCGCGCTGTGCCCGATGCGGATTTAAGCACAGCTTTGAAAATCGCCTCGAGCAATCCCATTATGCCCGACCCGGCCGACCTGATGCCTTACTGGCCGGTGCGGGCCCAGTATCGAACGCGGCGCCCTGCTCTGCGACGATCGCGTAGGCGGTCTCGCGGATCCTGCGCAGGTTGATCGCCTCGTCCGGCGGCATCAGAAGCTCGTAAGGCCGAACGCCGAGCCATTGCGCCAGCTGGACCACAAGGTCCCGTTTATAGGGCTGGACGCCGTTCATGATCTTACTCGCGCGGCCGCCATCCATATTTAATTCGCGCACCATGTCGGTGTGCCGCTTCTCGAGAGCTTGCATCCACTCTCGGAGATACCAGTCGGGATCGACTCTGTTTTTCACGCGGTGATTTTCCGGCGCTACGCAGTCGGAACCGATGGTGAAGATTGCAAGTGGCGCCTTGACTCCGTGTTGCGATATTCGCAACAGTCTCCGTCGCATGGACATCATCAACTACCGAACCAAGCTGGGGCTGACCCAGGAGGAAGTGGCCGGGGCACTTGGCTTCAAGCGGGGGTCGAAGGGGTATTTCAGCCGACTTGAACGCGGACTTGAGGCGTGGCCGCTGCGCCTAGCGCTGCAAGTTGAGCGCTGGTCCGCCGGCGCCGTCACCGCCGCCAGCCTGGTCAGCCCCGCCGACCGCGACCTGCTCGCCGACTTCGTCGCCCGCTCGCGCGCGCCCGAACCCGAAAGGGCAGGGGCATGAGCGGGCTGACTCCCGAGCAGGCGGCGGAGGTTGACCGCCTGGTGGCCGAGCGGCTGCCCGCGGCCGTGGTGCGGGCGCTGGCCGACGCGGCCCTGGGAGACGAGGCAAGCGCCATGGCGGACCGGCTGCGCCCGCGCCTTGCGGCCCTGTGCGGCGACAATCCCACGGCGGCAAGCCGCGCCGCGGTCGGCGAGGCCCTGCGCGCCGGCGCCGACATGCTGGCGGCGCACTTCAACCGCTTGGCGGACGCCTTCAGTGGGACGACGCCGCCCACGTCCCCAGAGCGGCGCTGATCCGATGCAGCTTCGCCCTCGCCATCGGCAGGATCTCGGCCTCGCTGTCGGCGGTGACCGCGACGGCAAGCTGCAGGCCTGTCTGGTCGCCGATGACGGAGACGGGGGTGAAGACAAGGCTGGCAAAATACTTCGCGGCGCCGCCGCCGACCGGGCGGGAGGTTTTGACCTCCATGCTGACCAGGTCCATCGCGACATAGGGTTCCATCGATCTTCTCCGTGGGTGTTGTTGCTGGCCACCACGGTGAGGCGCCCCGCCGGCGCGCGCAATGCGCCCGCCGGCGGGGTTGCGCGCCAGCGCGCGCCCGAACCCGAAAGGGCAGGGGCATGAGCGGGCTGACTCCCGAGCAGGCGGCGGAGGTGCGCGCGATCGTCGAGGAGGGCGCGGTCCTGGCCATCGATCGCCGCGCTGGGCGGCGGCGGGTCTTCGATGCTGTTAGCCAAGCCGTCAAGATCATCGAGAGCGAGATCAATTTTGGGTTCTACGCGCGCCACGTCCGCCGCCTGGACCGTGACGCCTACGCGGCCGAGGCGGCGGGGTGGATCGACGAGGCGAAGGCGGCGTTCGTGCAAGAGCTTCGTTGGCGCACGCGGGACATTGTCAGCGTCAGAGCTGTTCCAGCCAACCAAGCTGCTCCTCAACCGGGACCAGGTGACGCGAGTCCCGACCCAGAGCGTTCTGGAGATCGCGCAGATGCGCGATGTGATCCGCCAGCAGCTGGGGGTGCGCGCGATGCAGCGCCTTAGCCAGCACCGGGACCATTTCCATAACGGCCATCAGGTGGGCGGCGGCGTCGTCGTCCTTGGGTTCTTCCATCGTCCGTTCTCCGTGGTGGGTTTTGCAGTTCCCACGGTGAGGCGCCCCGCCGGCTCGCGCAATGCGCCCGCCGGCGGGGTTGCGCCGCCTGAGGGCGCGTACGTCGTTCGCCGCCGGGCCGTCGCTGGCCGGCGGCGCACACTCCCCACCGGCGCGGCCCGCGCCGCCGGTGGGGAGACTTGGGGCCGTGCATCTCGAACGCTCGCGCGCCTCCGCATACCCGCGATCGGGCCATAGCCATGCACAGGCGCGACGGCATCGTTCTCCTCGCGTCGCCGCCCCGCTTCCCGCGCCCGCTGTCGTTCCTGATTCGTTTTGGTTGGCTGCGCGGTCGCTCGCCCTTGGCGAGCCGATGCGACGCTCCGCCGGTCCCCCAGACCACAGACCGCGCCGTCCGCCAGCTGCTGTCTCGCGCGGCCCGCGATCGGGAGCGACGGCGGGACTGAGCCCAAGCCAAGGCCCGCGCCGGCGACGACGCCGACCTGATCCCAGCCGCGCTGCGTGACGCCGCGGCGGTCCAGGTCCGCGCCTTTACCGACGCACCCCTCATCAACGATTCCGGCCATCGGCCTTGCCTCCGCGCTGACACCTGTCTGCGCGGCGCGGGACCTTTTTGCGCCGGATGCATGGCCCCGCGCTGTCATCGACTGACAGCGTTCGGAGCCGTTTGCGCCCGACGCGAGCCCGCGCCGCACACTCCCATCCAGGGAGGGTGAGCGCTACGGCCTGGCCCGACGACTGGAATTAACCAGAGAGATTCCAGTGTCCAACTCCTATGGGAGCGTCACCACGCGCATGCATGCGTCGTGGGCCAGACAGCTGATCGCCGCATGCGGCGGGCTGGACGAGGCCGCGACCGCGTGCCGACTGAAGAAGAGCCGCCTGTCGCAATGCCAGGACCCCGACGCGGATGGGGTGCTGCCCGCCGACGTCATCACCGACCTGGAGGGTTATTGCGGCTCGCCGGTCTACAGCCAGCGGATGGCCGAGCATCGCCCCAGCCGCCTCGACGCCCAGGCGTTGATGGACGAGGCCATGGAGGCGGCCGAGGCGACCAGCGGCCTGCAGGCCATGGTCCGCGAGGCGATCAAGGACGGCCACCTGAGCCCGCGCGAACGCGATGCCCTGCGCCTGCAGCTGGAGCGGGCCCAGGAGGAGCTGCGCCAGGTCGGCGAGGCCATGGAGCGAGGTGACGCGGCCGGGCGGGGAGGGGCGTCATGACGTCCGCCGCCTATAGTTCTCCAAAGGCGATGGCCTCGGCGCTGCGCGCCGGCACCTATATGACGCCGGCGCGCGATCGGCCGCCGGAGCCCCTGCAGCGGCGCACCTTTGCCGCTGTCCACCGCAACAGCCTGCTGCGCGGCGGGGTTTGGGAGGCGGACTGGACGGCCAAGATGGGGGCGGACGAGGCGGACGGCATCCGCAACGCCATCCGCACCCTGCTGCTCAGGCTTCGCGCCGATGGCGGCAAGTCAGGGCGCCGCCGGCCGCTGGCGCGGATCTCGATCGAGCTGGTCAAGCTGATGGGGTGGTTCTTCAAGAAGACCGGCCGCTTCGAGATGACCCTGGCGGAGATGGCGGAGCGGGTGGGGTGCTCGATCTCAACGGTGAATACCCACCTGCGGCGGCTGCGCGACGAGTTGAAATGCCTGGTCTGGCAGCGGCGGATGGTCCCTACCGGCCGGGCCGGCGAGCGCGGGCCGCAGTATGAGCAGACCAGCAGCCTCTACCGGCTGGTGCCCCTGCCGGCCAAGGTGATGACCTTGATCCACGGCAAGCGGCCCCCGCGCCCCGAGGACGAGGACGCCCGCCTGGCCGACAGGGTTGCCGAGGCGCTGCGTATGGACGGCCAGGCGCACGCCATCGGCCTGAAGGACCAGGAAGAGCGCAGCCCGGCGATCGCCGTCGCCGCCGCCAAGGCCCGTCGCCAACTGACGACCGCCGCCAAGGTCGCCGGAGGCCTCGAGGGCGAGGTGGTGGAATGGGAAGACTGGATGGAATTCGTCGACACGCCGGATCCGCACTGCCGAACGTGACTGCAGCGATCAACATCAATCCGTCTGATGGTCTTATTCTAAGCCCATGCAGAGGATCGGTACCGGCCTTTGGCCGGTAAGTTTGCCTCTCCCGACCGATAGCCTACCGTCGTGCTCGCCCGCCCCAAGGCAACCCGCTACGCGGGCGCGCAAACGCGCGACCTTGGCCCGGTCTGCGCGCGACGGAGCTTCGCAGGCATCGGGACGAGGCGCGCTCCGTTCAGTGAGCGCCTGCGGCGCGCACCGAACTAGGCGCTGGGATTTTTTCGGGGGAGATTAGGCCGATGGCGGCGCGACCACGGTATGAGCGATCGTCCTGCAGCGTTCCGGGCTGTCGGCGAACCTCGACACTGTTCAACAACGCCTGGCTGTGTTGCGACCACTGGCGGATGGTCGATCCGCGGCTAAAGCGTTTGGTCCGGATCAACTGGCGACGACGCGGCGGCGACCGGCGCGCGTGGCGCTTTGAAGCCTTGATCTGGCGGCGGATGCTGGCCCAGGCGATCGAGGCGGCGGCCGGGCTGCGGTGACGTGTGGCCAATAGACGCGAAATACCCGCGTGAGTTGACGGGCATTAACAGCACTCAGTCGCCGCGCCACCTTGCTCAAATGCAACTCTGAATAGTGTTTGGGTTGGACAGTATGCCTGAGGTCAAGTCACGCGTTAGCCGTCGCAATATCTTGTTGTCTTCGTCGCCTCTATTTTTGAGCATCCCCAGCGGCGCGCCAGAACGCCCCGCCGCGCCGCCCGGCAAGGTTTGGATCTGTGTCAGCACTGCGGTTTGGGAGGCGTTCCTGGCCGCCGCCCGAGGCCTGGGGCCCGGCGAGGCCTGGGCCGTGGCCGACGATGAGAAAAGCCAAAAAGCCTCGTTGTAATAGACGTTTGGTTGTGCCGTTGCGGCGTCTCGCCGCATGGTTTAGCTTAATCGCCGTTCTGCGGATGTTCTTCCGGCGCGGCGGGGGGCGGTGTGCATGGCCAAACGTAAATCCCGGCGCGGGCCTTCCGACCCACAGGATATTCACCGGCGGAAGCTGTCGGCGATCGCGGCCCATGTCCGCGCGGCGTGTTTGTCGCCGCCGCCGAAACAGATGGCGGCGCCGGTCCGAGACCCGTCCACCTTCGGGGTGAATCCCCAGGTCGATAAGCTGGAGACCGGCCAGGACGTCACGGTCGTGCGCGAGAACAAAAAGCGCGGCGCGGCGATCCTGCACGCCAAGCGGTCGGACGCTTTCTCGCTGATCAGCCTGTCGGACGCGCAGGCCAGCGCCGCCAAGCGATATACCCGCGACTGGATGATCCGCGCGGGCATCCAAGTCGATGAGATCGTCCGGGTGGTGGTCGACAACGCGCCCGGACTGACCCCAGGGCAGCATGTGAGCCAGCGGATGATCGACGCCGGCCGGCGGATCGAGCAGCTGCACGGGCTGGTCGGCCCTGCGGCGGCGCGGCTGCTGAGCGGCCTGGTCGAACCGTTGGTGATGCACGGCGAGGTGCGGGTGTGGCGGGTACTGGTGCAGCAGATCACCGGCGAGACCGAGCGCCACGCCCAGGCGGCAGCGGTGCGGATGGCCGTGCAGAGCGCGGTGCTCTGTTATCCGGCGATCGACCAGGCGGAGGATGAGCTGAAGGCGCGGCGACGCGCGCTGCGGCCCCGGTACGCCGCAGGGGGCGATTGCTGAGATGGCCAGCCCGTTGGCGTTCAAGGAAGCCAACGTCGTCTTCTATCCCCCGGCCGGCATGGAGGATGAGGTCTTGCCCCTGCATGTCCGCCGCTGCGACGGCGCCCTGGTCAGCTGTTGGCAGTTGACCGCCGAGGAGATCGAGGAGGTGATCCGCACGCGCGGCGTGGTGTGGCTATCGGTGATGGGCCATTGGTTGCCGCAGGTGCTAGTGGCCGGGCGCAAGGCGGATGTGATTTGATTTGGTCGCCGCAGATCTTGCACCATGTTTTTTGCGTACATAATCGTCGCCTCTTCCAGGGGTGAGTCTAATGGTGAGCAAACTGGACACCGAGATCGCCGCCTTCCATGAGATGGAAGACGCGTTGAAGAAAAAATATGCAGCCACCGAATGGGTCGTCTTCGCCCAAGGTCGCCTGCAGGCGCACTTCGACGGCTTCGCCGCCGCCGCCGTCTATGTCGCCGAACACCATGGAAATCGGCCGGCCCTGATCAGGCAGATCGAGGAGCGGCCGGTCCACATGCCTTTTCTGTTGATGAGGGCGTAGCTTGCCCGATTAGAGTCGATATTGACTCCGTGCGCCTGGGGCGCCATGCATATCCATAGCGGCGCTTCTTGCGTCTCAAATCATAACCCCCCCGCCGACCGGGCCCCGACGCAGAGATGCGCCGGGGCCTTTTCGTTGGGCGGTCCCGCGAGGGCGACATGTGACCGAGCCCCGGCCTTCAGACTGTTCCGAAGGTGAGGGGCTCGCCGCGGCGCGCACGCGGACGATGACGTGCATGAACTGTGAAGAGGCCGGCGGCGCTGCGCTGATCGCGCGCCACAGTTTCAGCAGCTGCGCGATTGAACGCGTCGCCTGCCGTTGCGGGACGACCTTCAAGCGGATCTGGGTTCGCGAATGACGGCCGACGTCCTGGCGATGGACCGCGGCCGGCGATTCCTGCGCGGCGCCCTGGCGGATGCCGTTGTTGCCGGCCGATTGCGTCTTCGCGAAGACGAGATGGTCAGCCAGCGGTTGCGCCTCGAATATGCGCAGCGCCAGGCCCTGGCCGCACGCCTCAACGAACTAGCCGCCGATCGGTTGCTCTACGGACGCCGCGATCCGCCCGTTTTCGGCGGTATTGACCTATCGCACTCTCCGGATCGGTTGAACTGATCCGGTCGCCCCGCTGGGCGCCGATAACATTCCTTATCGGAAGCCAGCAAGGGCGGCCCATTTGGGCGAAACGCCCGCGCTGTCAACGGCTTCGGCTTCTGTCAACCGCGCACAGATTTGTAAACCACACAGGGATTTGAGATGCCCCGGACAGACGTCGCCACGACGTCGCCGGCGCGCGACCTCGCCCCAGCGGCCGCCGGGCCCGAGGTCAGCAGGCTCGCCGCCGCGGCGGCCGCATATGCCGGCGCCGACATGGCGTCGAACACGCGGCGAGCCTACGACTCAGACTGGCGCGACTTCGCCGCCTGGTGCGATGGGCATGGCGCCCATCCGCTGCCGGCGTCGGCCGACGTTGTCGCCCTCTACCTCACCGACCGCGCCGATCGGCTGGCGGTCTCGTCGCTGGAGCGGCGCCTCGCCGCCATTCGGGCCTGCCACAAGCGTCACGACCTGGCGGCGCCGCGCGGCGCGCGGCTCGACGCGGTGTGGGCAGGCATCCGGCGCACCAACGGCCGGCCGCCTCGACAGAAGCGCGCCATCCTCACCGCTGACCTGAAGCGCATTGTCCGCAGGTTGCCGGCCGACCCCTCCGGGGTGCGTGACAAGGCCCTCCTGTTGCTCGGATTCGCCGGTGCGTTGCGCCGATCGGAGTTGGTGGCGCTGGAGATCGACAACGGCGCAGGGATTCGCGGAATGCTCCGCGTGGTGTTTGTGGCCGACGGCCTGGAGATCCATATCGGCCGCAGCAAGGCCGACCAGGAGGGCCGCGGCGCTGTGCTGGGCGTTCCGAAGGGCAAGACGGCGCTTTGCCCCGTCGCCGCGCTGCAGGCCTGGTTATTGTTGGCGGGTATCCGCAACGGCGCGATTTTCCGCGCCATCGACCGTCACGGCCGAATTGGCGCCGTGGCGATGAGCGATCGCGGCGCCGCCGAGGCCATCAAGCGCGCCTGTAAGCGGGTGAAGATCGACCCGGCCAGTATCGGCGGACACAGCCTGCGCGCTGGCCTGGTCACCCAGGCGATCAAGGACGACGTCGCCGTGCCGCTGATCATGAAACAGACGCGCCACGCCAGCGTCGAGACGCTGAATGGCTACGTGCGCCAGGCGGAACGATTTTCGAAGAATGCAGCCGGCATGGTTGGACTGTGATGGTCGACGCTACCAAGACAGACGCCGAGATGCTCGATGAGCTGGCCAGCCGCCTTAACCGGTGCGGGGTCAGTCGGATCGATCCCGAGCGCTTCCACGAGGAGCGCAACGACATTGTCGTCGCCATGCGGCGGATGGCCCGCCGCCTCAGTGGCCAGGTCGATGCCAAGGCCACCTACGTCTGGAGGGCGCCCGGATGCGAGAGAGGTTCGTCCACCCGGGACATATCAAGGCGAGGAAGCCGCACGTGACTCAACCTGAGTCCAAACTACCGCTCGTCGTCCAGCCAGGCTGGGTCGAGGCGCATGGCAAGCTGTTCATGCTGGGGCCCAAGGGCGAATATACGCCGCCGGATACGATCAAGCCGACGCAGCGCCTGCAGAACGATACGGCGCGGTCGCTATTTGATCGGGCCAAGGCGCTGTCGGCCGAACTGGCGGCGTTCAAGGCGTGGGCCTTTGCCGAGGTCGATGCCTATTGCGCGCTGATGCTCGAGCGCTATCAGGCCAAGGCCGGCGGCGAGAAGGGCAACATGACCCTTTACGCCTACGACGGGTCGATCAAGGTCACCGTGCAGACGGCCGACCGCATGGCGTTCGGCCCAGAGATCCAGGCCGCTAAGGCGCTGATTGATGAGTTGGTGCTGGAGAAGTCCGCCAATAGCGACGACATGCTCGTCGTGCTCGTCCAGGACGCGTTTCGAACCGACAAGGAAGGTCAGCTGAACCGCTATGCCATCTTGGCCCTGCGGCGGCACGACTTCCCTGACCCGCGCTGGAAGCGGGCCATGGAGGCCATTCAGGACAGTGAGCGGGTACTGAGCAGCGCGCGCTACATCCGCTTTCATGAGCGGCCTGGCTGTGACCCAGAGGCCATCTTTCAGGCCGTGTCTCTCAATCTGGCCACGGCGGGCCGTGGTGGGGATGAAGGCTGAGCAACGCAGTCCGGAGGCAGAAGCCTACCGGGCGCTCTATCGCACGGCCCGATGGGGCTATTGCCGCCGGGCCCAGCTGGCCCGTCATCCGCTGTGTGAGCTGTGCGAGCAGGCGGGCAATGTCAGGGCGGCGACCGTCGTCAACCATCGAATCCCGCACAAGGGCGACCCGGTGCTGTTCTGGGACCCCGCCAACAGGCAGTCGGTCTGCAAGCCTCACCACGACGGACCGATCCAAAAGGCCGAGGGCCTCGGCTTTAGCCCCGCGGTGAACGCGGGGGGATGGCCCATCGATCCGAAGCACAGGGCGAACAGGAGCAGCTCATGAGGCTGTCCGACTTCTATGCGGTGAGCACCCTCGTCCGTGATCGCCACCAGCTTGTCGCCAAGCTGGTCGCCGTCACCGGCGGCCGCGGTCTGGGGGTGAGCATCAACAGCAGCCTGCAGTCGCAGGACATGGTCGATGCCTGCAGGCCCGCCGTCGTGGTATCGCTGGAGACGGCCATCGGAACGCTCGACCAGCAGCTGTCGACCCTTGGCATGGAGATCGACATCTGATGGCCCGCACCGCGCTGGACGCTCAGCCCCTCATCGGCCGCGGGATCTAACCCCCCGCACATCGGGGCGCTAGCAGCCCGTCAGTCCCGCCACCGGTCCGACCGGCGGGGCTAGCGCCCAAGCCGCGCGCGAACTGATCATCACCAGCCCGAGGGCGCGCGCCCCTGGGGGGTAGTAGAAAGTCTGGGGCCTTCGTCGAGAAGTC